CTAAATTATCTGCACTAGGCAGCAACTAGGTAATGAAGATACAACACTATAATGTCTTGCACTCTTCCTTCGCTTACAATGCCATAGAGCACTGTGAGCTGTATTACGACCGTCGCCGCAAGGACAACGTCGTACCACCGGACCTCCGTGACTATGTCACAGGACGTCACTGCTTGTACCTGAAACAGGTACCAAGCTGTTTAACACTCCGACGTGCGGGAACCCGCATGTCGAAGGATGTGGCCCCCTTCCTTATGGAAGACGGCTTCTTCCGCCCCACTATGGATACCCAAGGTGAGGGCGAGTCGATGATTGAGCACTTCAGCTCAGACACCGAAGACCATCTCATCTTCAAGGAAGATGACGATGATGATATCCCCTTCGCCGAGCAATCGGACGACCGGGGCATCTACGAAGATCCCTTCAGGATCTTCGCAGGATGGGCTTTTGCCTCTCAATATTTGAAGGAAAAGCCTTTAATAAATGTCTGGCCCGGTGGTTGCCACCGGATACAGGACAAGATCCGTCCCGACCTTTGTCGATCGGATCGTAAGAACGTAACTTGGTTTACCAAGATACGGGATCATAAAGAGAAGATGTACTTCCTCTTTAATCACACCCACTGGGGCGCAAGGCTCCAGAGGGCGAGGCTCGCAAAGAGCAGTACCGAAGATCCTCTAAGGAACTTCGCGAACACTCTCTTCCGAAGAATCTCATTCTTCGTAAGAGGCCTCCATGATCCGATTTGGACAAAGGAGGAAATATCCCGGTTCGCTGATTATTCATCGAATCGGAATGACGTCTATCGAGCCCAAAGGCTCATAGAAGTACTTAAAACCGCGGATGGATTATTCCTCCAGCGGTTTATGTCATATCCAGAGGAACTCTGGACATGGGAAAAGTTCGACCTATACATAGTACAGGCGATCTCGATTTTGCTGACCGACGAATTCTTCGACGGTGAGCTCACTGACTTCTCACTTGATGAGCAAGTCACGCATTACGAGATGCTTAAGCAGGCTCGTAAGAAGTTCAAATTGGTAATACACCAAGATGAACCGTCAGAGGCAATTTCTGACTTAGACTCGATCCCCAGGTGGATCCAGTCTTTCTTGCGCCCTGTCTGGGACAGGGCCGTAAGACATGAGGGTTTCTCAAGGCTTTACCTTGCAGGAACCTTGTCCCAGACGAGAGGTTCAGGGACACCTCCTCCCCTTGTGGTCCTTAGATCCAAGAGGAAGTTTCTCAGGTCGGTGCAAGAGGCACCTCCTGATTTGACTAAAACGCAATCTGGACTCATCCAGGCTGCGTTCGACGAGGTGTGTCGGGAATTGCCCGACCACATCTTTACCGGACTTGACTCCAAAGCTAGAGTCACAGTCTCAGGCTCTGCCTGCTGGGAAGCCAGTAGGAGAGAGGGCGGTACAGCCCAGGCCATCTTGTCCTTAATGGAGAAGTATGAGCATAATCCGATCCCGGTCAGGAACTTAGACACGGGAAAGGTCACCGAATTCGTCCGTAAGGACGACTTCGAGAGTATCGGTACAGGGGTCTTTTACGCCTGTCTCGATGAGGTCCTCAACACAAAGGTCGAGGATCTTCGCGAGGTTCACCTGACCATTGTCAGGGAACCCGGTAAGGCACGAGTCGTAACTAAAGGCCGTGCCGCATTGAAGATAGTATTAGATACTGTCTCCAAGATCTGCTCTTATCCCCTTAAAAAGGGGTTCAAGAGTTCGGCATCCGGGATGGGCAGATCCCACCACGGATGGAATCTCTTCCGAGACTTTACGTCTGAAGAGATGTACGACCTCCTATTCCAGGAAGATAGGAAAAGGAGGGTTGAAGATTCTTTCCACGATCACGTGGATAGAACCATGTACTGGGAAGATCTGTACTTCTCCAGTACTGATTTCTCGGAAGCTACCGACCGATTAATCCACCACTTTGCCCGGATAACCGGACAAGGCTGGATGAAGAAGTGCGGAATACCCGCACTACTTCAAGGTATAGTCCTTGCAGTTTGTTTCAAACCAAGGACCGTTTACTTTACTGCCACTGGGCCGTTAAGTAACATTGGTACCCTTGTGGAGGGTACCACACGCCGTGTAACACTTTACAGGGGCGTGTTGATGGGGGACCCCTTAACGAAGGTGATCCTCCACTTCTCGAATATCATATCGAGAAAGATTGGTGATGCAATGGCATCAGGCAATCTTTTCAGGTCCTTCAGAAATTCATCTGAAGCATCTGAGGCGTTTATGCGCGGTTGCAAAACGCCCTTCCCTTTGTGACCTTCGCCACATAGGGATGCAACGCAGGGCTCCTATTGGAGCGACCATACGTTA